CAGTGCCCTCAAAAAGCGACTCGTACTGCCCGTAATACGTCATCGAGGAGATGATAAGATTGGTCTTATCATTGGCCTCTGAGCAACTATTCCACAAAAGACCCATTTCCTGGGGTCCAAGGTAGATGTCGTTGGACTGGCTATCGAAATCACCGCCGTCTCTACGCTGATTGTCCCACCATGAGTTACTGGCAACGCTTATACCACCGAGGGTGGTAGCAGTACCTTCGGCCACAATATCCTGCAAGCCAAGCATAGACTTACCGGAAGCAGCGCCATGAATAGCGGCGTTGATGGTGTCGAAAGATTTGGTCATAGCCTGATTAGTTTTGGCCGTGAGTAACTTGACCGCAGAATCGGACTTGCGACTTTCTTTCTCTTCTGTCATAGAAATGACAATCGGAGTGGCGTTGTAGGTAAAGCTGTAGAATGCCGCCGTAACGCCATCAGTGGCATCGGTGGACAAAACATCGAAGCCATCAAACCACTCCGAGGTGCCCAAGGCATACATGAGATCTTCCTGGATCTCTTTCCCGCCGGTCTCGGTTTCCATAATTCCGGCCTTGCGGAAGCGATCAACGGTCGGATAGGCATCCGAAATGTTGTCCGTTAGGCGCTTTTTCTTGGCCCGCATGGTCAATGTCCATGCGGCATCCCAGGTTTCAGTTGTTGATGTAGCTGCCATTCTTTATTCCTCGAATTTAAGAGCTATGACCCGAACCCAAGTTCGTTCATAGCTGCCGTTAGTTCGTTGTCGGATAATTGTCCGTTCCCATTGCCAGTGGCCGTAGTGGCCGGTGGCGTGGTTGTTGGCTGACGCCGAGTTTGGCGGTGCCTATTGTCTAATGCCTGCGACTCGCTTATGGCAATCCCCTTAACCATCTTATAGGATTCTTCGGCAGAGTATTTTTTCCCCGTTGCCGGGTTATTAACTTTGCCAAGAGCCGCAATATGGTCCTTGAAATTGTCGATATCCGGGTACTGTTCTCGTAGGCCCAAGGTTTTTGCTTGGGCCTGCTGCCCCATGTTGCTAAGGGCAACCGTGGCCAGTCTCTGGACCATAGATCGCAGTTGTTGAACTTCTGAAGCTACTGCCTCACGAAATTCTCCATTCTTGATGTCATCCACTTGAGCAATAACATCAAGGGCATTCGACTCATCGGAGGACAGACTGGATCGTATATCAGCAAACATATCATCTGAAGTTGGATTTTCAAGATTCTCTACACGCTGCTGGAGTGCGCTTTGCTTTGCTTGCTCCGCTTCCTGTAGAGTATGCTGTGCCTGTCTTCTTAGCTCTCCTAGCTGCTGAGTCTTTCTTGTGTAATCAGCCAACAGCGCCCTGTCGGGTTCGGAAGCTGTTTTGGGGTCAATCTTACTAAGATCTGCTGATTCTTCAGATTCCGAGGTTGATCCAATTTCGACTGTGGGTGTCGCGTTGTTTGAAGTAAGGTCTACTGGATCGGAGTCATCGACTAGGTCTTCGCCCAGTTCGAAGTCATCGATTGCAGCCGCTTCGGTGGTGACTTGCCCATTATCGCTGGTGGATTCCTGCGTAATCTCGCTCATAGTATTCTCCTACATTTCGAGGTCAAAGTCTCCAACAGATGCACGTCGAACTGCCTCCTTTTGGGCTTCTTGGAGATCCGGATCGTGCATCCATGTGGAGTTACTCGGTTTATGAGCAGCCGGTTCTTCTTTTTGATGGCACCGGCTTCCGCCTACGGGGTCAGAGGATTCCTGAACTCCGTATTTCTTCATCAAACTTTTTTTGTGTGTATAGCTTTCGACAACCTGACCCAGCCCCGGTTCGTATCTTCCGTAAAGCGCGGATGTCGTAGCATGAATGTGGTTAGCCTTCATAAGCATCCAACCCACCCGTCTGCCGCACTTGCACTTGTGCTTTTGGGGCACCTTGTCTTGGGTGATAACTGTGTCCTGATGATGCTGACCGCATTTGCAGGTCTCATAATCCCATCGTCGTAGCATTAGTTTTGGCCTCTGTCTGCCGCTGAAACCGCTTGAGATATGGACTGGGCTCCACTACGAACGGCAGAATCTACCCGCCCTATTGTATCCTGTGCGGCATTTCCGGTGCTTCTTCCGGCTTCTCCCACTGTATTCACGTTACCAGGACTACCGACAGCACCCCCTGCCTGGGCCGCCTGCTGCATCAGCTGCTGGTGGCCTTGAAGGTGCTGTTGCATTAATGCCATAACTTGCTGTTGCTGCACGGGTTGCAACTGCTGGAACCCTGGGGATTGCTGGAGCTGGTTATGAACCGGCATATGGGCAGTATGGTCATCCCTTGGATGGGGCTGCACTGGGGCTGGCACCCCGGCCATGGCTGTCATAATCAACAGGTTGTTTTCTGTCCCGGCTGCCCTCTGGGCATCAAATCGGGCAGCCTGCCCAATAAACTTCTCGGGATTGGGCACTCGGAAGGTTCTCAGAAGATGCTTCAGGGCTTCTGGCCTTGGAACTTCAGGCATCTGGATCAGGTAGTTGAAGAGCGCGAGGCCATCCTCTTTCTCTAGCTCCTCAAACATCGGCTTCATGGACGAGGCTTCGACGTGAACCTTGAAGCGCACTTGCAGCATGTCGGCTCGAACGATATCGAAGGTTGGGGTAGTGTCGTCAATAGCCGTATTGACCAGAAAGTTTTCCGGGGTAAATCGTTTATCTGACATCAACCGCATTGTATTGATGAATATCTGCTCGTACAGATCTGCAACCTTGGACTGCATCCACTCCCTGTTAAGCTGTCCAAAAGACGCCATCAAGGAGGCCTCTGTTGCAGTGCGCCGAGGTCCATATCCCGCTTGCAGCTGACTTACGGATAGTGTCTGTTCCTCATAGTTTCTCAGGTCCGACTCATACCCAAGCTGATCGGGAGGGGGATTCCCCTGCTGGAGTTCGTAGAAGGAGTTATGGACATCGTTCACCCAGGCGAGGGCCATATCTCGGCCTTCCTCAAGCTCTTCGCCCAGGTTAATGTTTTCCTGACGTTCGGCTTTGTTTCCGAGGATTATACGAGTGCCCCTCTTTAGTAATCCTCGCCTTCTTGCCAACGACTCGACGATTCCCTTTTGAGTATCCTCGGCGTAAGCCATCATTGGCAGCCCATACAGCTCATCGTGGCTCAGGTCAAAAGCCAGTGTGCCGTAAGGGAACCCTCCATCGACCAGAAACCCCCCGGTGGGAGTGAATGTTCCGGTGAGTTTTGGTTCTCCGGTAACCGGATCAGGGGCTTCCTCTGAAATTCCCGCCAAGAAGGGGTGTGGGCGGTCTTCAATGGGCTGACCGTTCTCTATACCGTCTGCGAACGTGTACAGTTTTTTATGGACTCGATCATGGACTTCCCGCAGCACGACGTAATCGCCTTCCATGCGGGAATCTCTCCAGGCTGTTTCCTCGTCCTGGCTTTCAAAGGTCCGCTCTTGGGCCTCGGCAAGCATCTCGGCATCAGCCTGTTCATCTGAGAGAGGCTTCAGCTGGCCGATTAATCTCTGGTCAAAACGCTTATCTTGCTTCACGAACTCCAGGGGGACGGTCATCTTCTCCCAAATAAACCGAGCCGTGGAAAGGTTATGAGGGGCACACAATGGGTCAGGAAACATATTGAAAGGGGACACCCGCTGTGCGTACACCATGCCATTCTGGAAAGAATCATTAGCCACATAGGGAGGAACAATGTCTTCGTCCCCAGGAGGATTAACTCCATATTTTAGCCACCCCATGTAGCAGTACAGGCTATCGAATCCGGCCTGCTGCACCTCGCGTTTGACGTTCATTAACTCAAGGGCTTGATTGCCGATCCGCTCAACAACGTCAGAGTTCATCGCCACTGTATTGTCCTCGACCTTCACCAGTATTTTTGGCGTATTAAACATGGTCGAGGTGATAATCATACGGGTTAGCGGATAAAATCTTGAGATTTTTGGTATACGGGATTTTTTGAGACCTTTAAGATCGTATTCAAGGCGGTACTGCTTAATCAATCTGCGCCAAATTTTATGCTTTGGAAGCATATAGGCTTCAGATGATTTGAAGGTCTTTTGCCAGAAATCTACGTGTTCCTTTTTCATGCGTACTGAAGCTCCTCATGGGCGCTACGCAATCCCTTGATGAGACTATCTCCCTGAAATGGATCTCTATTTACCGGCTTAGGGGCAGACATGGGGGCAAAGCAGTGCATGAGTAAATACCTAACCCTGTCAGCGTCATGGTCGTTGGCCTTGGTATCCACGTCTTCGGGGTTGCTTTTTGATCTCGGCAGGGAAGGTATGGTGGAAGCTGCAGAGTCATTCCATCCGTTAAACAGGAAGAATTTATTATTGGAGATATAGTCATTCATGACTCGCCACCCATTAACTCGATCATTATTGGCTTTTTGCAGGTACAATCCATGCTCCCCGAATACATCAGCAGGAGAATGACTCACATGCTCATGCAGCCGTCGTTTTACCCACATGGACGGGTCAGCGAGTATGGGCGTGGGATGTCGGCCCTGAGTAAACGGGCATGACGCTACCAGCTTGGCTATTTCGTATGCGTGAGTGGAAGCGGAGGCTCCGGCTCTGGTGTATTCGCAGATTCCGTAGACGTTGTCATCGTAATCGACGGTGGCGAGTCCAAAACTTGTGGGGGCGGATTCTCCGTAATCAAGGCATCCAAAAAGAGGCCAATCGGATGGGATCTCGAAACTCGGTATACTGATCTTGTTGCCGTCCCAATTCGCGAAGTATTGTCCGACAAAAGCATCCCAATCGCCCTCCAACCAGGCCTTGATGAGCTGCTCGTCGCCTATGGACTTAAGCCTGTCGATGTAGCCTGGGTCAGCATCGAGCAGGATTCTATTGTCTGTCACCCTGGACTTAATGAACATCCGAGGAATCTCGGATTGGCCATCCTTAATGATCTCGCCATCAGGGGCTGGATCTATGAAATACTTCTTGACTTCGGTATGCCCCACGCCACCTGGGTTACCGGTTGCACGGATACGCATATTGGGTATGCCATGAGCAGATCTCAGGCAGGCTTTGAGTCGATGATAGGGCGCAAGGGTGGGCCAGTTGGTCAACTCGTCAAAGCCGATCCACTGGTATTGATGCCCCATGTAGTGATCCGCGTCTGAATCGTTTTCCATATGCCTTAGTCGTAATACAGAGCCATTGGGCATACGAAACTCGTAGGAGCCTACCTTGTATTCCGTTCCTGGGAACGCCGAAAACAGGACTCGTTTGCCTTCGGTAACCAGTTCGTCCAGTTCAGGATAGGTCTTCCTGAAGAGAATCCCTCTCCAGTTCTCCCCATATTCCGCTACATCAGCAGCAAAGTCGCCCATAAGATAGGCTGACTTGCCGCCGCCCCTGGCTCCCCCGAAAAACAACTCAGGGATAAAAGAGGCTCGGATAGCCGCTTCCTGGGGGCCTTTTTGGGGCTTCCAGAGTTTTGGCGTGTCGTTTTTAGAGGAGGCTGGAGACCAAGGCATGGCTATGAGTTGATGATTCTCGTCAGTGAGGATTCTACCTTGGCGTAGGAGGACTCGGTCAATACTCTCAATATCGTCCCACCCGCTCCAACGGAGGGATTGGCGGTAGAAAGAGCATTGAGGGCCTCCTGGGCCAATTCCTTCTTGCTCATAGTATCATCAGGCTCGACAATGGTATCCCCCACTACCTCACTCGCCGGTACTACATGAGGAGGATAGATCTTGTCAGGGGCCTTCTTGGCTTCCTTTTTGGGAGCCTTTTTGGCCTTTGCTTTGGCTTTAGCCATTTCACCCTCTGGCTCCAAGGAGCCGCCTAAGCAGTTGTTGTATCTGAGGCGACTGGCCCTGACGGGCTCCTAGCCCGCCCCTCAAG